GATGCCGGTACCGTCCCACTCGTCCTGACCGACAGTGGTACCGACATAGCACAATACGTCGATTCAGCGGGGGTGTACCTTGATCTTGTCACGAGTGCGACTGAGACACGGGAGATTCCGGACGCGGGTAGTGTTTATCTTGATCTGCTCGGAAGCTCTGTGGACGTTGCTCAGTTTGTTGATCTTGCATCGGTTGGGCTTGTTCTCACGCCTAGCACCGTAGACGTAGCCGCCTTCGTTGACGGCACACCTGTGGCCTTTTCTTTGGTTCCAAGCGCCCTCGAAACAATACAATCGGTAGATTCGAACGCTCCTTTCCTCGATCTCGTGGCGTCGGGAAGCGAGACGACGGGTCTAGCCGCGACAGATACGGCGACTGCACCGCTCAAGTTCACTATCACTTACATCGAACTGTATCCGCAGATCGATGTCGGGACGATCCTCGTTGATCTGGACGTAGCATCGATCGAGCGGGCGCAGTTCGTTGATGCGGCGCTTGTCTATCTGGACATCCAACCGGGTGCGATCTTCCTGCTGGTCGAATGCCTGCTTGAGATCACCGGCATGCAACGTCGATGGGTCATGGCCGTGCCTTTGACACGCTGGCAGACTACGGGAATGACGACGCGTTGGGGGATCGTGGAAATGTTTGCTAGATGGGCAATTCTTCAGACCAGGAGGATCGTATGGACACGATAGTGAAAGGATCAGTCGAGTCGTTGCTGGTCGCGCTACGCGATCGGCTCAATAACCTCACGGATGCATCGACGCTATCGAGTCCACTCTTCTACGTGCATGATGAGGAGACCGATGCCGCTGTGCAGCCGGATACGCCCTGGACGGTCGATCCTGACTTCCCGATGACGGCGATCTGTGAGGTCGATACGACACTCGTGGCATATGTCAAGGGCAAGACGTACAATCTCTACCTCAAGTACACGACAGGATCGGAGCATCCCGTTCTTGGCCCGGAGCCATTCAGGGTGGTTTAGATGCCAAAGACAGAGGAGATCGAAGTTGATCGAGAAGCCTACAGAGTGTACGAATGGCGCGAGCAATGGTTGCGTGCGGGTGGATTCAGCAAGCGTAATTCTGCCCTACTTGCATCCACCGCTATTGATTATCGTTACGCGATCAAGTTGCTCGCGGATGCAAAACGTAATGGTTACGATGAATCCTTCGTCATGGGGTTACTCCTGTGATTGATCCCGAACGCAAGTCGTACATCTTCAAGAAACTCGGTTATACAGCGCACAGTGCGGAGCAACGTGCCATCCACGACAACGATGCACGCTTCCGTGTTCTCGCCTGTGGCCGTCGTTACGGGAAGACGACGTTCGGCGCTCGTGAACTTACTGCCGCGATGGTCGATCCGGAGACGCCTGGTTACTACTGGATCGTTGGCCCGAAGTACACCACAGCGGAGAAGGAGTTCCGCATCGTCTACTTCGACATCACGAAACATCTTGGTCTCTCCGGACAAGCGAAGTACGCGTACAACGTCAAGCAGGGCGACATGCGTATCTCGATACCGAAGCTCGATACGCACCTTGAAGTAAAGTCGGCGCAACATCAGGATACGTTGCTCGGTGAAGGTCTACGTGGCGTCATCATGTCCGAGGCAGCACGGCATACGTCCGATACCTGGGAGCAGTACGTACGTCCGGCGCTCGCGGACTATCGAGGATGGGCGATCTTCCCCTCGACGCCACGTGGCTTCAATTGGTTCCAGGGTCTATGGCAGCTAGGACAAGACCCGACCGTCTCCAACTACGCATCGTGGCGACTACCGTCCTGGCACAACCCGATCGTCTATCCGGACGGACGTGAGGACGACGAGATCAAAGAGATCGAACGTCGTGTGTCGAAACAGTTCTTTGCACAGGAGATCGCGGCTGAGTTCACCGCGTTCCAGGGCAAGATATATCCTGATTTCGATTCGAACGTCCATGTCAAGCGTCTGCGCTATCGGCCTGAATGGACGAGCGTCAGTGCATTCGACTACGGGTGGTCGAACCCGTTCGTCTGCCTCGATGTGATGATCGATCCCGAAGACAACTTCTACGTATGGCGCGAGTACCAGCAATCGGAGTTGACCACGTTCGAGCATGGGCAGTTCTTGCTCCATCGGGACAATCCGACTGGCTATCACTGCGACTGGGGATCGGGTGATCCTCGTGGCCCCGATCAGGCGGCGACGTTGGAGGCACTCCTGAGCATCAACATCGCTTCCAACGACATCGGTGACGGCGGCCCTGCCGAATCCTGGTATCTCGGCGTCGAGTGGGTTGGGCGTCTACTCAAGGTACGCGAGGATGGCCGACCGAAGCTGTTCATCGATCCGTCATGCGTTCATTTGATTCGTCAGATGGAGCAGTTGCGTCGCGTCGAGGACACGGGTGAAGTCAAGAACCCACGCGAAGGGCAACACAAGCATGACGATCATGGCCCCGATGCGCTCCGTTACCTGATTGGTCAGTACTTCGAGGGCGGTGCAGGCAGCGCCTTGAGCGATGTTTACGCTACGTCTGGTCGTCTGTCCGAAGGGGCGACGTTCTTCCAGCGCGAATCGCACCTGGAGAGGTACAAGGTCTTTTGAACGACAGCGAGCTACGTCAGTTCTTGATCGATGAACCCGAACTCGCGGGACTCGTCGTACTCCCGCGACAACAGCCTTCATTTCTCGAACGTATAGGTGTGCGGGCTGCGCCGCCCCCCGATCCCCGTCGGGTAACGAGTGGGAGTTCCCTGGCCGCAAAGGGAACAACGCAGCCCGCACAAGCTGTAGGCGTCGAACTCGGCTCATCGCGCGGCGGACTCGTACGCGACATCGTTCCGACGTTCGCCAACATCTCCACGGCGATCCTGACATACGAGCAGATGGTGAACTCGGATGCGGGAGTCGATGTATCGCTGCGAGCGGCGAAGATGCCCGTAATGTCTGCCGACTACTTTGTCGAACCGGCCAGTGATCAGCAGATCGATATGGACATCGCTGAGTTCACTGCCTTCAACTTGCTCGAAGGAACGCAAGCGCCGTTCCTCAACGTACTCGAAGACATCTTGCGCATGTACGAATACGGTTACTCGGTTGTCGAGACCGTATGGGAGGATCGCGACTGGTCACCGAAGCGATCGGGCGCGAATTCCAAGACGTACACGATGCTGCGCAAGTTCGCTACACGTCCGACGCCGACGATCAAGCAGATCGATTACGACAACAACGGCGGGCCTGTACAGATTGTGCAGGGTGCGGTGCAAGCAGACAACACACCGAAGGATGTGACGATTCCGATCAACAAGCTGATCATCTTCACGAACAATCGGCGTGGCGGAAATCTTCAGGGCAAGTCGATGCTACGCACTGCCTATCGGCCCTGGTACTTCAAGACCAATCTGTACAACATCGACGGCATTCAGAAGGAACGTCATGGGATGGGCTTCCCAGTCATCGAGCTACCAGTCGGTTACAAGGATGCCGACGTGGAGGCTGCAAAGGAGTTGGTACGGAATATTCGTACCAATGAGCATGGAGGCGCAGTCGTACCTCCAAAATGGATTCTCAAGTTCATCGACGTGCCTGGTCAGCCTGTGGACGTGATGCGCTCGATCGAGCATCACGACGGACAGATCATGTTGAACACGATGACGCAGTTCTTGCTGCTCGGCCTCGAAGGATCGGGAGGCGGACGCGCAACTGCGGGATCGATGCAGGACATGTTCACCAAGTCGCTCAAGTACGTCGCGAATCAGATTTGCGACATGATCAACTTGTACTGCGTTCCCTATCTGGTGGGATACAACTTCCCGGTCACGCGATTCCCGTCATTGCGAGTACGCAATCTCGGTGAGACGAAGGACTTGCAGCAGTGGGCGGCTGCGCTCGCGAATCTCAAAGCGCAGGGGCTATTCAACTACACCCCGGAGACAGAGGAGTGGGTGCGGGGTGTCATCGATGCTCCCCTGACTCCCGGCCAGCCGCCCGCACAGGTTGCACCACAGAAGGGGAACGTCACGTCACAGAACGACGGTAACCAATCGTTGCCGACAGACCAGAATCCGCCGCCGAATACCACGGGGGGCTGATATGCCACGAATCAGGAACGATTTCGCAAGCATCCTAGCGCGACTCAACGGATCGATGTGGTACATCCGTCCGGAGGCGCTCGACATGATGCTTTCGATTCTCGAACGTCGTATGACGGGAGAGGTAACCGATCGGGATGAACTTCGTGCTCTACTGGCGGACGCTGCGCTTACTCATGATCGTCAGCACGAGAACGGAGACATGGTACGTGGCGTTGGTGTGATCCCGATGTACGGCCCGATCTTCCCGAAGGCGAACATGATGACCGAGATGAGCGGTGCAACGTCGCTCGAATCGTTCAAGGGTAGCCTTACCTACATGCTCGCCAACGACTACGTGAACACGATCCTGCTCGACATCGACTCTCCCGGCGGTGCAGCCGATCTCGTACCGGAGACGGCTGCGCTCATTCGTGAAGCACGTATGAGCAAGCCGATCGTCGCTGTTGCCAATACTGCCATGAACTCCGCTGCCTACTATCTCGGTAGTCAGGCCAGCGAAGTCTACGCGTCGCCTAGTGGACAGGTCGGATCGATCGGCGTGATCCACATGAACCGCGACGAATCGCGTGCGAACGAGATGAAAGGAATCAAGGATACGTTCGTATACGCGGGTAAGTACAAGGCAGAAGGCTACGAGCCGATGACGGCGGAAGCGAAGGCACACGTACAGAAGTTCGTGGATCAACACTACGACATGTTCGTGTCAGACGTGGCGGCAGGACGCAATACGACCGCCGAGAACGTCGAAGCCAACTACGGACAGGGCCGTGTGTACAGCGCACAGGATGCGCTTGACAGAGGTATGATCGATGGCATCGCGTCATTCGATCAGGTACTAGGTCGTCTCATCGAAAGTGGGGGTGATATTCGAGGCATCCATTCACCACCTGTGCCGGTTTCGGCGACAGGTAGCACGCCAGTAGCGATGTCGGTCGATACCGACAAGGAAC